TCTTGCCGTAGTAGTCAGCAGAGTTGCCCAGAGATGTTTCAGACTGGGTGAATGCTGTCTTACCGTAACGAGTCATCATGGAGACGACTGGTTGGAAGGTCACTGGGTTGATAACTACGCCAGAAGACATCAGAGGGATGTATGGGCAGTAGAAGTAGCCAGTATCGGTTTCACCGTTGCCACCCTTGTAACCAACCAGGATGGTGTCGGAGACAGCACCGCCTAGACCATTGACTTGGTTCCACAGGTAGGAGTAAACCTTGATGGTGCCGTTCAGAGTACCAACCAGCATCGTGTTGTTAGGACCCTTGAAGGAACCAGCAACAGCAGGTGCGAAGACGGACTTAGCAGCAGATTGCAGAATGGAAACGATCATTGGAGAAACGACGATCCAGTTTGCAGCACCACGACGGGTCTTACGAGCGATTTCGTTTGCAACTGCGTTGATAACAACGCCCAAGTTAGCAAAACGGTCACCCAGGTAAGCAGGCTGGTAACCAGCACCGAAACCAACGGTGGTGTAATCGTAAGCACCAACGGTACCAGCCAGAGCCACTAGGTCAGACAGGATTTCTGCGTCGATTTCTTGAACGATTTCTGCGGAAACGACTTGAGTCAGTTCGCTTTCCAGATCCAGGCCATGCTGGGACTTCAGATCCTGCATAGCTTCAACGGTCCAACCAGCTTGCAGCTTACGTGAACCAGCTTCAACAGCTTGAGACACAACTTCCAGCTTCAGCTTACGGCCGCCAGAACCTTCTAGGAAGGAACCAGAACCACCGTACAGACGACCAGCGTACTGCTTGCCGATCTGATCTGGACCACCAGCTGGGTAAGGACCGAACTTGGAGGTGTCGTAGGATGGCAGAGAAGATGGCCATGCACCAGCAACAGCTGCAGAACCGATGTCGCCTTCAGCAGCAGCTGGGTTAGCGATACCAGAAGCACCAGCGTTTACGCCTTCACCGATGGAGGAAGAGTAGAACTGACGCAGAGCTGGGTTGTTACCGAACAGTTCGGTACCAGCTGCAACGTTAAATGCACCACCATTGAACTCTGGGGAAGCTGGACCGTTAACGGTTTCGCCATACTGATAACGCATGGTGTAGACCAGGCCAACTGGGCCCTGCATAGCCTGAACGCCAACCAGTTCGGTAGCGATCGTGCCAGGGATGATACGACGAATCATCGGGATCAGGATCTTGCGGAAGCCTGCGATGTCGTTAGCTTGAACAGCACCAGCAGCAGCGGTTTCTGTCAGGATGTGGTTCTTCTGGTTTTCCAGCAGAGTACCAACGATTTTCTTTTTGTCAGCGTCAAGGCCTTCCAGTAGGGTTTCCTTGATCTCGGACCAGTTTTCGAACATTTCTTGCATGTTTATTCTCCTTGAATAAGATTTAGAGTTTAGCTAGTGCTTATGCCAGGCCAGCTAGACGACGCATACGGAGCTTTTCGCTCTCGGTAATAGTTGGTGCGACAACCTTTGCAGCTTCTTCAGCTTCAGTCAGAGACTTCTGCTCAGCGGCTAGGGCAGCGTCATCACCCTTCTTTGCAACGCCAGCGACAACTGGCTTAACTTCACCTTCTGCTAGTACTGATTCTTCCTTCTCAGAGGTTTTTTCGTCGGTAGATTCCTTCAGGACACGACCAACGTATGTCTTGTATGCTTCTTCAAGCATAGAAGTTTCGACATTCTTCAGGATGGCTTCCATAACTTCCTTGGAACGACCAGACAGAGGCTTCAGGACGGATTCCATCTTAGCGGAGCGTTCCATCTTAGCGACCTTCTTCTCGGCTTCTTCCAGAGCAGCAGATGCATCAGCCAGACGCTGTTCAGCTTCGGACAGCTTAGCTTCTGCGGTACCATCTTCGGTGTAGAACTTGCGGAATTCAGAAACGAATGCTTCGAAGACAGTCTTACCAAACTGTTGCTTCTTAACAGCAGCGAAATCTTCACGCAGTTCTTCTAGTTCAGAGGACAGGCGAACTTCTAGGAACGCATCCAGCTTCTCGATCAGAGTAGCGATGTCGCCCTTCAGTTGGCTAGCCATTTCTTCTTTTGCTTCGACCAGCTTAGCAGCATGTTCAGCTTCCAGATCGCGGAAGCGTTCGATGTCAGCCTTCAGGTCATTGATTTCTTCAGCTAGTGCTTCGGTGATCTTAGCATCTAGTGCTTCAATCAGAGTTTCACGCTCAGAAATCCACTGTTCATTCAGTTCAGCGGTAACTAGAGCAGTAGCTTCTTCACGAGCAGCAGACATTGCTTCTTCCAGTTGAGCCTTGACAGCTGTCTCGATCTCAGACTTGGTTTCTTCGGTCAGGACATCGGCCGCGAGAAGTTTCTTCAGTAGTTCATCCATCATTATCTCCTTAGTGTATTGATTACACGTGTAAAATATTTATGTGCCCCGTACGTTTCGTTGATATAAAACACAGGACATACGTTTGTTAGCCCGCAAAAAACGGGGGTTTATGATGACCCCCGTTCTTTGAGAAATTTCTTATTTAGCCTTCGCGAAGATGCCTGTCGACAGCCAGTTCATGATCTCTTTCTTGAGATACTTTTGAGCAGCTGGATCGTGGCGGACTTGTTCGGCTAGTGTCATGATGCGATTGCCATTCTTAGCATGTTCAAGTGACTCATACATCATGCCTGGATATGCGTTAGGAGCAGAAGGGGTGATAACGATGTCGTAAGTGATGAACTGAAAACCGTTCACATCACCACTTTCATTCACGTTACCAGCACCGCGGCTAGAAACACCGATCTTAACACCTGAGCGTAGCAGTTCCTGAGCAATGTTACCCATAGGGGTATTGATCAGCTTTGCCTTACCATAAGCGTCGTTGCCGTTCATCCACATTTCTGTGATCACATGAGAAATGCGATCGCTATTGATTGTCAGAGTTTGTGGGTGATCCAGTTCACCAAAGATGCCGTTGCATTCTTTGATGCGTTGTTGAGCGTTTTGAACAGCTGCGGTAATCTCTGACAGAGGGTAGTTACGACCATTGCGGTTCTTCAACGAGCTCTGCATACAGATACCGTTCAACCACATGCTCTTACCGTCTGTAGACGATTCCTGAATGACACGTGCCTCACCAGCAGAAAGTTCTTCTACAAGTAGGATAGGTGTTGTCATATTTGCTGTCTCCTAACTAGGCCTGAAGATTACTCTTCGTCCTTCTTTTCTTTCTTCTTGAATGGGGCTGGCTTACCAGATGACTCATCTTCCTTACCAGAACCTTCTTCGCCGGAACCTTCGTCGCCAGAACCTTCTTCACCGGAACCTTCTTCATCCTTACCTTCTAGGATGGATTGGGTCTTCAGCTTCAGGTAGTCGTGGAAGGCAGCCTTGGCGCCATCGGTATCTTCATTAACGATGGAAGTAACCACTGTCTCGAGATACTGTTTCATTTCTTTGGTCATGTTTATTGCTCCTTTTTGCAAAAAGATTTCACCGGCTCATTT